GAATATGACTGCAATTAACTTTTTAGCAGATAGAATCTTGGGTAAACCAAGTCAAAGTATAGGAATCAAAGATGTTTCAGATGAACCGATTAAGGTATTTGATATAGATGGATTGGACGATTGATGCCACAAGAAAAGAAATTCTTAAAGACAAGACAAGATACAAAATCTTATCCTGTGGTAGAAGGTGGGGAAAGTCTTACTTTTCCATTTTATTTTTATTGTCAACACCTCTTAAAAGAAATGAAAGAAGGTGGATTGTCTTTCCTACATATAGACAAGCTAAAATGGTATCTTGGTCAATCCTCAAAAACATTTTTGCAAAGAAAGATGTCAGTATTAATGAAACTGAACTATCTATTACTTTTGACAATGGGGCAAAGATTGAACTCAAAGGGGCAGACAAACCAGACAGCCTTCGTGGAGTATCCACAACAATGGTAGTGATGGATGAGTATTCTTATATGAAAGAAAATGTTTGGGGAGAGATTATACAACCAACCTTAGCAGAAACCAAAGGATCAGCACTATTTGTAGGAACTCCTACTGGGGTGCAGAACCACTTTTATGATTTATTTGTTAAAGGACAATCTAAGGGTGGAGATTACAAGTCCTGGCAATTCACCACATTAGAAGGTGGCTTTATTTCTGCAGATGAAGTAGAGAATGCCAAAAAGAATTTAGACAAGAGAACTTTTGAGCAAGAATATCTTGCAAGTTTTCTTACTGCTGCAAATAGAGCAGCATATAATTTTAGTAGAGATATTCATTGTAGAGTAATGGATAAATCTCCAAGAATGTTTTGGGGAATCGACTTTGGGGTAGCATCATATATGACTGCTATCCTAATGTGCGAGAATACTGCTGGAGAAGTTTATGTATTTGATGAAATCGGATTACAGAACTCAAATACATTTGAACTGGCTAAGCTAATGCAACAAAAAGCACCAGGACTTCCAGTATATCCTGACCCAGCAGGTAAAGCAAGAACGAGTAATAGTACAAAGTCTGACCATATGATATTACAAGAGAGTGGATTTACAGTAATCAGCAAAAAAGCGAACCCAACTCAAAAGGACAGACTGAATGCTTTAAATAAGATGTTAGAAGATGCAACAGGTAAGCATCGTTTGTTTGTCAATCCTAACTGCAAGAATCTGATTAGAGATTTAGAACTTTGCACTATGGAAAATGGACAAATATTAAAAACAGAAACCTTATCACACTTTTTGGATGCTTTATGTTATCCAATGGACTACCGATATGGCTTCAAAGGACAAGCAAAGGCAATAGAATGGTAGAATTGATATTAGGATTCTGTTTAGGGGTTATAGTTAGCATGATAAGTGCTATGGTATGGGGATACCGATTAAGTATAAAAGAGGACAAAGAAAATAAAGAACTCATCAAGGAGTTCACAGACAGGTATATAGAAAATATGCAGTCTGATGAGATAAAATTTTATAAAAGGTATAAATCATGATAATTTATAATTTGACAGAAAAGATGTTGTATGATCTTCTTATGGATACCATAGAAGAAGGAATGGAAAAAGAACATAGTGAACGAGAACGATTGTTAGACTACTATGAAGGAATCAATCTTGAACACGATATTAAACAATACTTTGATAGTGAATCTTTATCACAAATACCCCCAATGTATATCAATTTAGTTCGTTCAATCATTAGTCGTAGAGCATTGGTATATCAACAATCACCAGTAAGATACAACGAAAAATATAATGAAATCATTGGGGATTTTGATTCGTTTATGAAACAATTTGAACAGCTTACTTATCTATTAGGTACAGAAGCATTATACACTCATTGGGATGATGTAAACAAGAAACTAAAATACAGACCAATCCATTTCTTTACACCATTCTTTAAACCAAACGAAGATGAACCTTTTGCTATTATGTATCAAGCAGAATCACATCTACAAGCACGAACAGAAGATGCACAATATATGTTTTGGAGTAAAGATACTGATGATATGGAAGGGAAACACTTTATGATTTCATCAAGAGGTGCAATTACTTCAATAGTTCCTGATGATAGAAACCCTTATGGAGATGTCTTACCATTTAACATAGCACATAGACATCCATTTACAAGAGATTTCTTTAGAGAAGGGGCATCAGACTTAGTAGATGGTATGCGATCCATTAATATCATGCTAACAGAATTGGCTTTACATGGTAGATTCCAATTAGGACAACCAGTCTTTACAGGATTAGATACAGAACAACGAATCTCAATGGGACAAGACAAAGCATTAGTATTACCTGAAGGTGCGAACTTTAATTATGCAACACCAAATGCAAATGTCCAAGCTATGATTGAATCAACCAAGTATATGGTAGATAGTATTGCACAAGCAAACAATGTACGAATCAATTGGACTGATAAATCTCAGGAAAGTGGATTATCCAAAAAAATGAGTCAGCTTGACTTAATGGATGCACTAAGAAGCGATACAGAACAAATCTATAGACCATTTGAGAAAGAACAATTTAGAATTGCTAAAAGAATATGTGAAGTGTCAGGTGGTATTAATCTTGGGGATCAGTTCAGTATAGACTTTGCTGAAAGAGAAGTGCCTATGAGTACCGATGAGGAAATCAAATACTATTCTTGGGCATTTCAAAATGATTTAGAAACAAGACAAAGCTATTTAAGAAAAAAGAATCCTGACTTACAGGAACAAGAAATACAAGCTATTGTGGAACAGATAGATGCAGAAAGACCACAAGAAGTAGACGAAACACAATCTATCATTGATAGAATAGGTGAACAAGTTGGCTAATTTAGATTTCTACAATAAAGAAATACAAAATATCCAACAACAGTTAATTGACAAATTGGATAATCTTGTATTGGGATTAGGATCTCTATCAGATACTGAACTGATGCAGATTGCTAAGCAAATAGACTTCTTTGCAGAAATGGAAGCATTAGGGTTTACGAAACTAATGAATAGAGTTGGTAAAACCTTTGATGATGAGATAGCAAGAGTATTTGCAGAACTATCTGAAAGGCAATTAGGGGCTGTATCTGCAGCAAGTATCGATACTTTGAGAGAACTAAAAAACTTGGAAATGACTTATTTAACAAATGGAGTAAGGCAGTATTCAGATCAACTAAAGACTTCGATGCTAAGAGGGATTATAACTGGTGAGAGTAATATTCAGATAATGAATAATATCAATACAACCTTTGGTGTAGGAACTTACATTAGTTCAAGTGAAACTTCTTTCTTAATTAATGATGCTTTTTCAAGATTTAGTAATGCTTCAAGAGCAAAGGCTTATGAGGAGTTTCCTGAAGTGAAGTTTAAATATGTAGGGACTAACGATGACAAAACAAGAGATGTATGTAAAAGAGCATTACGAGAAAAACCTCTTACAAGAAAAGAGATTAATGCTTTAGGATATGTTAGTTTTGTAAATAGAGGTGGATATAACTGCAGACATGATTGGGTAAGAGTACGATGAAATTGCCTGATATACCAAAAGTAACAAATAGTTTTATGAGAACCTTAGCACAACTTGCCATAGATGAAATACAACACGATGCAAGTAGAGGTAAGTTTCAGAATGGCAAAAGAAGTTTGCAGTATAAAAGTGATACTTACAAAAGATATAAAAGAAATAGTATGACTGGTATCAGAACTGGTAAAAAATTAAAAGGATTTGCAAATCAATCAACCGATACAACTACTTCTTTTGTGAATATGAAATTGACTGGTAGAACTTTAAGGGGCATGAGAGCAAGTTCAGGGAAACAAACTGCAATCATTACTTACGATAGAGGAGAAATAGTATTAGGCAATCGTAAACGAGGATATGACATTTATGATTTGTCTAAGGAAAACAAAGAATTGATTTTAGAAGATTTAGAGAAACTTTATTCACAACGAATAAAGAAATATGTATCTAAAGACATAATAATAAAATAAGGAGGGCAGGATGTCCGAAGAAAAAACAATAGTAGAAGAAACACAAGCAGTAGCAGAAACAACTACACAGGAAGAAAATAACGAAGTAGGATCATTAATTGCAGAAAGCAAGAAATATCGTACAAGAGCACAATCAGCAGAAGCCGAGTTGAATGAACTCAAAGAAAGCCTCAAACTTCAAGAGCAACAAAGACTTGAAGAAAAAGAGGAGTTTAAATCTTTGTATGAGAATGTAAAAGCTGAAAACGAAAAACTGAAACCAGTTGTCGAGCAGTTTGAAATTCAAGAAAAACAAAGACGAGAACATCTGCTGTCCCAACTTTCAGATGAAGATCAAGAGATATACCAAGACCTCCCAACTTTGAAGTTGGAAAAGCACATTGAAAGACTGGGAAATAAAAAAGTGCAAGTATCTGATGCCAAAGAGGTTACTTCAAGTGGAAAGTTTGCTGAAAACACTAAATGGTCAGACCTAAGTGATAAAGACAGACAAGAAGCAAGAAGGAATCCAAAACTTTGGAAACAGATAGTAGAGGGGTATAGAAACTAAAAACTAAACTATCTTTAAGGAGATATTAACATGGCAAATGTAACAACAACAACAGCTGCTAATTTTATTCCTGAAATGTGGAGAGATGCTATCCTTGACTATGCAGAAAGAAAATTCATTCTTCGTAATCAAGTATCTGATTTCTCATCTATGGTTTCAAATGGTGGCGACATACTAAACATCCCTAAAGTTGCTGAAGAAACTGCAGCATCTAAATCTGCAGACACAGCAGTAACTTATTCTGCTAACACAGATGGGGTAATTCAATTATCAATGGACCAACATCACTACGAAGCTAAAAGAATCGAGGACATCGTAAGAGTTCAAGAATCTGCTGACCTATTTAATGCTTATGCAAAATCAATGGGTTATGCTTTAGCTAAAAAAGTAGAAAATTATCTTGCAGTAGATGTACTACAATCTGCTACAGGTAATGATGTTACTTTAACTGCTGATAACACTTTCACTACTGCTTTAATCAGAAGTGGTTTACAAAAAATGCTTGATGCAGGATTTGACTACACAGATGGAGAATCATTCTTATATGCTTCACCAGCTATGTATATGAACCTTATGGGATTAGGCGACTTCACTGAAGCACAAAAAAGAGGTGACGCTGCTAACCCATTAGCTTCTGGTAGTATTATGGAAATCTATGGAATGCCAGTTATTGCATCTGTAGACTGGGACGATGATGGTGGTACTGGAGATGAATCTGGTTCTATTTTCAATAGAAACGGAATCTATTTTGCACAACAAATAGCACCAAGAGTGCAGTCAGCTTATGACATCGATCATTTAGCGACTTCTGTTGTTGCAGATGTCTTGTTTGGAGCTGTGTTATCACACGCTGCATCAAGCACTTCATTACCAGTTGTTAATTTCAACAATCCGTAATGAGTTAGATTGAGGGGGATTAATTTCCCCCTCATAACTTTAATTATTAATAGGGAACAGAAATGGCAAATTATACATCAACCCATACGGGAGCTACTATAGATGCATCAGTTACTATCGTTAGTAGTAGTGGAGTTACACAATCCGATTTAACCAAATTAAACGCAGTTACTTCATCTGCTATTGAGTTAAACATATTAGATGGTGTTACTGCTTCTACTGCAGAGATAAACATACTTGATGGACTTACTGCTACTACAGCAGAATTAAATTACTTAGATGGTGCAGATTCAAGTATTACTACACTTAGCTTACCTGATAACACAACAATTACAACTTTTGGTGCGTCACTAATTGATGACGCAGACGCTGCTACTGCAAGAACTACTTTAGGAGTAGATGTTGCAGGAACAGATAATTCTACAGATGTCACATTAGTAACGACATCACACGATTATTTATCTATATCAGGACAAGC